GTTATCAATCCGATCACCGGGCGCACTCGTAACGTAGATGGAGTAGGGGCGTGGCCTATACAGTTAAAGTCAGGTTCTACACCAATGCAGATTGAAAACATTATTCAAGATGCAATTCAAAAGAACGCCCCGGCTGCCGAAAGCTTAGCACTTAAGAACGCTGCATCTAAGCTGGGTAAAATCTTTACCGATGGCGGTTCTGATGTCGAGTTTAACGGAATGTACTCTAAGGATGTACCAATGGATGACATTAAAGCCTCACAATCATGATTATCACCGGACAACAAAACGAAAACCAACGTACCCCTGAATGGCTAAAGTCACGTATGGGGCGTTTCTCTTGCAGTCAACTGCACAGACTAATGACCGAACCAAAAGCAAAAGCCGATAAGGAAGCTGGCAAATTATCGGATGGCGCAATTACTTATGTGATGGAGTGCATTGCTGAAAAGCTAACTGGCAAACCAGCCAAAGAAGATTTTACAAGCAAGTACACCGATTGGGGCGTAATGCATGAACCTATCGCTATTGGTATTTACGAGGAAGTGTTTCAAACCAAAGTTACGCAATCGGGTTACATTCCGCATGGTGAGAACTTCGGCGGTTCGCCTGATGGCTTGGTAGATGAGGCAGGAGGCATTGAAATCAAATGCCCCTATACAATTACTGCGCATTTGGTTCACTCGCTTACAACTGATCTAAAAGCGGATTATAAAGAGTGCTACTGGCAAATTATTGGTTACATGATTATTACCGAACGCAAGTGGTTCGATTTTATATCTTATCATCCCGAGTATCCGGGCAAATATCAATTCAAGCGGATTCGTTTAGAACGTGCAAACGTACTGCAAGACATTGAACTTGCTCAGGATAAAATTAACAAATCAACGCAATATTTAAACCTCATACTAAATTCAATCTAATGGGAAAACCAATGCAAGGCTCAATATGTTTGAGCGATCTCGCAGATGCTTACAAAGCTGGGCACTCCGCATTTAACAAGTCTGAAAAGAACGGCAAAGTCTACGCTAACATTGCAGTATGGATGAACGATCAACCTGATCAATATGGGAACATTCTATCATTGCAGCTAAATTCTAAAAAGGATGCGACTGATGAAAAGGTTTATTTCGGAAATGCAAAAATGCCTGATGGGGTAAAACCTCAATCAGCACAAACACCAAAAGCAAAGGATGATGATCTCCCCTTTTAACCAATCCTCCCTGCCATTGAATATCTCTGGCAGGGGTAAACGATACGGCACTCGACATACAAAAGAAGTCATAGGTTTAGCATTAGAGTATTGCATTGGTAATAATATACCTCCTACCGAAGCTGGCAGATTGCTTAACTTACCAATGTCAACCGTTGCTGATTGGATGACAAAATACTGGTTTTACAAAAAATTAGATAACCCAATAATCTTAACCTTAAAATCCAATGTTTAATCACCTACATCACCGAATATTGATGGACTTTTTTAGAAAGAGATCATTGATGAAGTACAAGATTGAGGATATTTGTGAAGCAATTTTAAATTATTATGACTTATGACATACGAAGATTTTATAGCGCAAAAAAAGCATAGCTACGGAGAATTTGGTTTTGAAGCAAAATACACTCCAGATATTGCTTTTGACTTTCAGAAACACGTAATTAAAAAAGCAATACGAAAAGGTCGCGTAGCTTGTTTTCTTGATACTGGACTTGGTAAGACTTTAATTCAGTTAGCTATTGCAAACAACATTATTTTACATACCAATAAAAGGGTATTAATTTTAACACCTTTGGCAGTAGCTTTTCAGTTTTTAATTGAAGCCGATAAAATTGGGATTGATGATATTGAATATTGCAAGGATGGAAAGTTTACTAAAAAAATAGTCATTTGCAATTATGAGCGGTTACATTATTTTGATACAAAAGACTTTGAATGTGTTATTCTTGATGAAAGTTCAATATTGAAAAATTTTGAGGGTAAAATTAAAGCTGAGGTAACTGCATTTATTAAGAAAACGCCTTATCGGTTTTTGTCAACTGCAACGCCTTCCCCTAATGATTTTATTGAATTAGGTACAAGTTCTGAGGTTTTAGGTTATATGGGTTATATGGATATGCTTGGAAAGTTTTTTAAGAACAATCAAAATAGCGTAGATAGTAATAACCGGAATATTGGAGAAAAATTCTATTTAAAACCTCATGCCGAAAAGGATTTTTTTTCATGGGTTAATCAATGGTCAATAATGGCAAAGATGCCATCCGATTTAGGCTTTTCTGATAAGGATTATATTTTACCGGAATTGATTACTCAAAAGCACTTTGTAAAAAATCAGTCACTAATTGACATTAATGGTCAAATACAAATGTTTACCCCGATGGCTAAATCAATGACAGAGGTAAGGCACGAACAAAAGCAAACTGAAATAAAAAGGTGCGAAAAGGCTATTGAATTAGCCGAGGGTAAAACCTCTGTCTATTGGTGCAACACTAATCTTGAAAGCGGTTATCTTAAATCAATGGATAAGGATGCAGTTGAAATAATCGGATCTCAAACTATTGACCGAAAAGAAGAAATTTTATTAGCTTTTGCAAATGGTGAAATAAAGCGATTAATTACTAAAGCTAAAATGACATCAATGGGGTTAAATTGGCAACATTGCAATCATTCTGTATTTTTTCCGACCTGGAGTTATGAGCAATATTATCAGGCTATTCGTAGGTTTTGGAGATTTGGCCAAAAGAACCCGGTCAATATTGATTTAGTTATCTCAGATGGTCAAACAAGAGTATTAGAAGCTATTGAACAGAAAACACAAAAGGCAATCGAATTGCATAAAAATCTAACTGAAAACGTGAACGGAGTATTTACAAACAAAATTAAAGAATTTAATAAACCAGTAATAAAACCTAACTTCTTATGAGTACCGTAAAAGACCAAATAATAACAGAAAATTATGCAATCTATAATTCTGATTGTATGCTTGTAATGCCTACACTTGCAAATGAATCAATAGATTTATCGGTTTATAGTCCTCCATTTGCAGGACTTTATAATTATTCAAGTTCTGAAAATGACTTTTCAAATTGTGAAAGTAAAGAGCAATTTTTAGATCAGTACGAATTTCTAATTAGTGAAATTGCAAGGGTAACAAAACCCGGCAGAATATCAGCGGTGCATGTTACCGATGTATTTGATAATACTTGCAGACTTTGGGATTTTCCACACGAGGTAATTAAATTACATGAAAAATACGGATTTGAATATCGTAACCGCATAACCATTTGGAAAGAACCTTTAAAGGTCAGAATGAGAACAATGGTTCAATCTTTAATGCATAAATTTATTGTAGAAGATAGCACAAAATGCTTTACTGCAATGCCAGATTATGTTTTAGTATTTACTAAAAAAGGCGAAAACAAAGTTCCGGTAGTTCATCCCTTTGGTATTAATCATTATGCTGGGGAAACACCTATTTTACCAAACATTTTAAGAGCATGGAATAATGCAAATGATTCTAACCTAAATGAAGATCAGCTATGGCAAAGATTAAATTTGATTAATGAACATGATAAAATTACAAAGCTTAATCATTATATCTGGCAACGTTACGCTTCATCTGTTTGGGATGATATTCGAATTGATAATGTATTGCCTTTTAGGGATAGCAAAGAAGATGACGACGAAAAACACGTTCACCCTTTGCAGCTTGATGTAATTGATAGATTAGTTGAATTATATTCTAATCCAGGCGAAATAGTTTTAACGCCATTTATGGGAGTAGGTAGTGAGGTTTATAGTCCGGTATCAATGGGTAGAAAAGCAATAGGTATTGAATTAAAAGACAGTTACTATAAACAAGCTATACAAAACATGAAAGTAGTTAAAAGTAGATTTGATAATCACAAAGCAGAAACCTTATTTTAATGTCTCGCAAACTAATTAAAACCAACGGCCTGGGCGATGCAATTGAACACCCAAAAGTTCAAACCTACAAAGCAAAGCCAAAGCCGTACAAAGAACCTGATTTCTTGCGAAATTACAGATTAGCAAGGGAAAGGTTCTTTTGGAAAAAATACCCAGAGCAAAGGGCGGATATTGAGGAAAAAGTAAAATTAATGCAGAAAGAATGGCAAACGCAGGACAAAAGAAAATAGACCACACCAACCCCCTAAGCCAATACAAATCCCACAAGGCATACAAGCCAAAGATTCAGCATGAATGGGCGGCCCAACTTGCTCTGTGCAAGTGGCTAAAGCTGCAACATCCTGATATTCGATTCCGATCAGATATTCAGTCAGCCGGGAAACTATCGCCACAGATGCAAAACATTAAACTGATCATTGATCCCTGGAGAGCGTGGCCGGATATTCAAATTTATCACAGATGCGGCGATTATTGCGGATTAATGATTGAAATGAAACGCATAGATTCCGGAACGTTTTTGAAGGATGGCAGTTTATCAACCCAAAAGCACGTGCAAGAACAAGCAGAGATGCATAAGTTTCTTAGAGGGTTAGGCTGGTCAGTTTGCTTTGCGGAAGGGTTTGAGCAAGCTAAAAGAAAGTTTGAAGAGTACATTAATTATTAGTAAATTTACCTTAGCTACAACGTCATGAAAATATTTAAAATTTCCCTCCTGTTCCTTTTACCTGTCATTCGATGGGGGCGTTGTAGCGACTTCTTTGGTTCAGGAGGGTTCTTTTAATTATGGATATTTCGCTATTTAATTCGCTGCCCGAAAAAGGCAAACCCCATATTTCAGATGCTAAAATATCTATTTTAGAATTTCTTCATTACGTTAAGTCTGGCAAGTATAAATTCCAGATTGAACGTATAAGAACTGAGCAGGATAAAACAAATCGGGATGCGCTAAAAAAGCAATTACCAGCCGTTACAATTTCTGGAATATTTACTGAACGAAAAGCAGAATTGTTGATTTCTCATTCCGGGTTCATTCAGATTGATATTGATCATTTTTCCGATAAATCTGCATTGATCACGGATCCTTATACCTACTCTTTATTTAAGTCCGCATCCGGAGGTGGACTTGCCATAGTAGTTAAGATAAATTCCGAAAAGCATAAAGAATCTTTTAACTGGTTGCGCAACTATTACTTTCAGCACTTTGGTATTGTAATTGATTCCGCACCGCAAAACGTGGCATCGCTTAGATTTGTTTCATACGATCCGGAACTCATAACAAATGAGAGGTCAAAGATTGCGCGTACGCTTACAGAAAAAAAGTATGTAAGCAAATCATTGCCTATTGTAGTGGATGGCTCACAAGTCGCTGAAATGGTGCAGGAGTGTGTAAACTTGGGCCATAACCTTGCACCAGATTACGATTCATATTTAAAATTAGGATTTGCACTTGCGCAAGGATTCCAAGAACAAGGCAGAGAATATTTTCACGCGCTTTGCTCAGTATCTGAAAAATACGATTCGCGCCATGCAGATAAGCAATTTACTATCTGTCTAAAAGGTAAAAATTCTGGTATAACTGCCGGTACTTTCTACTGGATGCTTAAGCAAGTTGGGATACATGCTCCGGAAAGTCAAAAGAAAGCCGTACAAGTGGCAACACTTGGCAAACGTGCCGGGCAAACTAAGGAAGAAGTAAAAAAGCAGATTGAGCAAATTACGGGAGTTGATGAAAAACAAGCTGATAAATTAGTTAGCGAAGTTTTTAACCGGGATGACATTTCGATAAAATCCGCATCGGGAGATCCCGATCATTTAATACAAGCATTAACGCAATGGATGAAACAAAATCATCCGATGAAAGTAAATTCCATCACGCGCATAATTGAGGAGAAAAATAACGAGGTCAGGCGCGAAAGAATAAATTCTATTTACCTACGTGCAAGAATGTTTTTTAATACAAAGGATATTACAAAGGATTTAGTTGAATCTTATATTTTTAGCGATTTTATTATCGAATACAATCCAATAACGGAATACATTGATAAAAATTTGCACCGAAAATCAGTAGGAAATATTACAGACTTGGCAAAGTGCATCCGATCCAATACAGAAATGAAGGAAATATTTGTTCGCAAATGGTTAATTTCTTTAATCGCTGCATACAAAGGCGCACCTGTTCGCTCTGTTTTATCCTTAGTTGGTGGACAAAATTCTGGTAAAACCGAATGGTTTAGAAGGTTGCTTCCTAATGAACTAAAAAAATACTACGCAGAAAGTAAACTTGATGCGGGAAAAGATGATGATATTCTTATGTGCCAAAAGCTAATCGTAATGGATGATGAAATGGGAGGTAAATCTAAGCAAGATGAGAAACGATTTAAGGAACTAACATCAAAATCTATCTTTTCATTACGCGCACCTTATGCCAGATCAAACGAAGATTTTAAACGATTGGCCGTTCTTTGCGGAACTTCAAATGATCCTGAAATTATAAACGATCCCACCGGGAATACCAGGATCCTTCCTGTCGACGTGCTTAGCATAGATCACGAGTTATACAATTCGATTGATAAAGATGAACTCTTTATGGAGGCTTATAGAGCCTACGAATCAGGTGAAGAATGGCAATTATCAAATGATGAACTTGCGCTTCTTGATGGGGTTGGAAAGGACTTTCAGAGCATAGCTTTTGAACGCGAATTGATACTAAAATTCTTTAAATCCTCTGATCATGGTGGGTATACTGAATGGATGACGGCTACAGAAATTAAAGACTTTATTGAAGCAAATACTAAACAAAAAATACATTCAATAAGAAAATTCGGAATGGAATTAACTAAACTTTTTGGAAAATCTAAGTCAAAATCAATAAATGGGGTAATTCTTAATAGGTACGAGCTTATCCGGTTAAACTCGCAAAGTATTGAAAGTCAGGATTTTGAGTTCTAACCTTAATAGGTTAATAGGTTAATAGGTAAAAGTTAGTTAGTTTATTTCTACAACATAGCAACAAAAAAATACATCATACATTTATACAGAAACATTAATTATATAAATATATCCTATTAACCTATTAAGATTATATAAATATGTACTTTAAGCTATCAACAACACAGAAAAATCTTAATAGGATAATAAATTTTATCCTATTAACTATCCTATTAACCTATTAAGATGGAAACAGACGAAAACCTATCTCGCGCTTGGCAAATTATTGATAGACTTCAACCGGGAGATATTTACGAACTTACTAAGGTTAGTGAGGAACGCCGCGCCCTATTCATCCGCTGCATCAAACAACGGATAGATACTTTGAATGATTGTGAATTTAATAATGATTACACCAAAATTAGAAAACTATGAAAACACCAATTACACCAGAAGCATTAATTGAGATGGGATTTGTAGATACATCTTATCCAGAAGATAGAGTATTTAATGATTACACTTACACCGATGAAAAGTTTAGTATTAATTTCTACGTAAATAATATCCTTGAAATTAAATTTTGCGATGAATGGATTACAACAAACGCCAAAACAATGGAGGATATTCAGGACTTGATAAGGTTGTTTAAATGATCCATTTACAAAAATTAGGAAGTTATCAGATTTTTGTAACTTTGATTTGAATAATCAAAATATTTCAAAATGGAAAACAGAGGCGGATCTAGAGAAAATGCAGGTAGAAAACGTAAATCTGATGAGATAGCTTTAATTGAAAGATTATCACCAATGGATGATCTGGCGTTAAAATTGCTAAATGATAAGTTAGAGGAGGGCGATATGGCAGCTCTTAAAATGTTTATGGAATACAGATGGAGCAAACCAAAGCAAGAGGTTTCGGTAGATGGCGACTTGTTGCTAAGCATCCCTGCTCCAGTCATCTATAATACTGCTCCGCCGATAGCTAACAATGAAAATGATATAGAGGATGTTTAAATGCTCACCTGTCTTTTATAAAAATTATAATTACAAGGAAAAGGTTTTAATAAATCAAGGCGGCACATCTTCCAGCAAGACCTACTCTATCATGCAACTGCTATTCTATAAAGCAGTAACCGAGCAGAGGTCAGTCATCACAGTTGCCGGTGAATCATTGCCAAACTTGCGCAAGGGTGCATACCGGGATGCAGAGAATATCTTTGCAGATAACAAATATTTACAATCCCAATTAAAATTCTGGAATAGAACCGAAAGAATTATCTATTTTAAGAATGGCTCATTGATTGAGTTTGTTTCTTTTGAAAATGAGCAGTCCGCTAAGAATGGTAAACGTGACTATCTTTTCGTAAATGAGGCTAACGGTATAAGCTATCAGATCTACTGGCAGTTAGCTATTAGAACTAAGAACCAAATCTACATAGACTACAACCCGACTAATGAGTTCTGGGCGCATACTAAGCTAATTGGTCAGCCAGATACTAAGCTAATTATCTCAGATCACAGGCATAATCCATTCCTATCAGATCAAGATCATGATAGAATCGAAGCGATAAAAGACTTGGACTTAGAACTATGGCGAGTATATGCCAGAGGTTTGACTGGCAAGATTGAGGGCGTTATCTTTAGGAACTGGGCCATTTGTGAACGGATCCCAGAGGATGCGGATTTGATTGCATTTGCAATTGACTTTGGTTTTACGAATGATCCGACTGGCATAATAGAGGTTTACAAGTCAGGCGGCGAGTTATGGGTGAATGAGATGTGTTATGAGACTAGGCTAACTAACATGGATATTTGTCGTAAGCTGCGAGAATTTGGAGTTACGGAAGATCAGGAGATTATAGCAGATAGCGCAGAGCCTAAGTCAATACAGGAAATCTATGCGGAAGGTTTTAACATACATGGCGCGATGAAAGGGCCTGATAGTATCAAGCAAGGCATTGACATCCTTAAAAGATATAAGATAAATGTTACCGCAAATAGTCATAATTTTAAAAAGGAATTATTTAGCTATATTTGGAAAAAAGATAAAACAGGCAGGATGCTGAATGAGCCTATTGATTCTTTTAATCACTTAATAGATCCGTTGCGTTACGTGGCTTTAAATAAGTTAGCATCTAAAATTAAACAAGAATATTCATTTGATTGGAATTAACATGGGCGTATTTTCTAAGATATTCAAAGCTGATATAGAAAAGGCAGCTACTACTCAGTTACAGGCGTTAATGCCAGGACTTCAACAACAGATAACCGCAAACCTTTATAACCAAAATGTTTTTGGCTGGATTGGCAATAATCAGGTAATAGTTGATTTTGAAGACAAGGTAAAGTTTGTAGACGAAGGATTTAAGAAAAACGCCGACATATATACTTGCATTGATATTATATCTAAGAAGATAGCTGAATGCGCTTATTGCCTATACGAAGTTAAAGAGGGCGTAACTAAAAAGGATCTAAAGGTTTTTCAGAATATGTCAATGGCAGAGGGCGCAACCGCTAAGATGCGGACTTTGCAACTTAAAGAGCAGATGTTTAATCAAGTAGAAAACAATCCTATTCTAGACTTATTAGCAAAGCCTAATCCTCAGCAAACGTATGAGGAGTGGATGACTGATCTAGCAGGGTTCTTCTTATGTACAGGCGATGGATATATCTTTGGAAATGGTAAGGATCCTGCAATGACCGAAAAACAAATATGGTCTCAGTTGTATTCTTTGCCTAGTCAGTTTATTGAGATTATCTCTGGCGGAATGTTTGAGCCAGTTAAAGGTTATCAAATGCGATCGGTTTATATGACCGAAGTTCCTATACCAGCTCACCAAGTTGTTCATTTCAAATCCTTTAATCCTGACTTTACTTTGACCGGTGCGCAACTATATGGACAATCACCAATCAAAGCTATTTACAGAAACGTACTAAAAGAGAATGAGGGTGATAACGAATTGCTAAAGCAGATCAGAAATGGTGGCGCTTATGGTTTTATCTCACCAGATGGCCCGGGTGCAAGTTTGACTAAAGACCAAATGAATGTGCTGAAAGAAAAGTTTGTAGAAGCAAAGCGCGGCGAAACTTTAATGGATCGTATATTTCCAAGTTCAGGGCCTTTGAAATGGACACAGATAGGAATGCCATCAACTGATTTGCAGTTAATCGAATCGCTAAACATAGACACTAAAAAGATATATGCAGCGTTTCACGTGCCTATTCAGTTCTCAGGTAGCGAATCTGCATCAACTGACAATAATATGGGTTGGGCCTCTAAGCAGTTAATTTATAACGCAACCGCTCCCCTATCTCGCAAGATCAGAGATGCAATAAATAAGTTTGTGTGCGAACCTTACGCTAAAGCCTACGGTAAAAAATACTATTTTGATTTTGATTTTAGTAGTTATCCGGAGATGCAAGAGGACATGGCAAAGCTAACTGCATGGCTAAATCAGTCCTATTGGATAACGCCTGATGAAAAGCGTATTGCTCAAGGGTATGATAAGATTAGCACTAAAGAGATGGGTAATATTTACGTACCGGCTAATCTAGTTCCGATTGAGGAATTGTCTTTAGATGCGGCGTATAACAATGCTACAATAAATGGCAAGTAGTGTTAAATATCATAAAACATATTTAAAGCTACATAAGGAGTATGAGGCTTATGCTTATCCTATTATTAAGAAGGCACTAGATGATCAGACAGGTGCAGTTGCTGACTTTGTCAATGAGGATACGTTTGATAATATCGAATTATACATTCAGTTCTTAGTTCAGCAAAAACCTTTATATTCTGGATTAGAAAAGATTTACACAAAGGTTGGCGTATCAGCTGCGACATTTTCCTATGACTGGATTAGAAACTCAGTACCTAAAACCAAAAAGGATTTTATAATAGATTTCTTTAATGCTGCATGGTATGAAGAGATGGTGAATTTCTTTAGGCTTGTTGGTGGCACTACAGTTCAGGGTATTGATGATACAACAAAGAATATTATTAATAACTTATTATCTAATATTTTAGGACAAAATTTGTCCAGACGAGATCAGGCTAAATTATTTCAAGAAACATTAAACGATCCTGCATATAACAGAGCAAGGTCTTTGGTTATTGCAAGAACCGAGTCAACAAAAACCGCAAACTTTGGGATTAACATGGGTGCTGAGAGTTCTGATTACGAGGTGCAAAAGTTTTGGATAAACACAAAGGATAAGCGCACAAGGCGAAGTCATTTGCTAATGACGCAAGATAGAATAGCCATAAATCAGCCTTTTATAGTTGGTGGCGTTCCAATGATGTATCCGGGTGAGGTTGGCGCACCTGCAGCTGAGGTTGTTAATTGCAGATGTGTAATGGCAACCGAAGCGATAAAGGATGCAGATGGATTGCCGATACTAAAACCGAGAACGCCAGCCTATATGAGAAAAGCTAAAACATATACTGACTACCCACAGGCAGCAACTAATAACGCAAAAAGAGCCTTAAAATGGGTTGAATCAAACGGATGGGGCGAATGTGGAACGCCTGTGGGCAAAGCTAGAGCTAGACAGTTAGCAAACAGAGAACCTTTGTCTAGAGATACAATCGCTAGAATGGCATCTTTTAAAAGACATCAACAACATGCAGATGTTCCATATTCAGAGGGTTGCGGTGGTTTAATGTGGGATGCATGGGGTGGTACGGCAGGAGTTGAATGGGCGATAAGAAAATTAAAAGAAATAGATAATGAATAGTATATTTACATAAAATTTTCAATTATGAAAGGATTATTGGAATACAAAAACTATAAAGCCGAGATTAAGGACATGGATCCCGAAAGGATGACTGTTACCGGTTACTTTGCGAGTTTTGGGAATATGGATTATGATGATGATATTATAATGCCAGGCGCAGCGACAAAGACAATTGCAGAACGCGGCCCGATGGGATCAAATGAGATATTCTTTTTAAATCAGCATAACTACGCACAACCGCATGGTAAACCAATGGTTTTAGAGGCGCAGGAGAAAGGTATTTACTTTGAAAGTAAGATTGCACCTACAAGCTACGGAAAGGATGCAATGATTCTTTATGCAGAGGGTATTGTTGTTCAGCATTCCATTGGGTTTAGTACGATTAAGTCAGACTATGATCAGCAGACAGGAATGAGAATGATTAAAGAGATTAAGTTATACGAGGGATCAAATGTAACTCTAGGAGCTAATCCAAATACTCCATTTACAGGATTCAAGTCCTTGACAATGGCAGAGATTAATGACCAGATTGGTAAAATGATTAAGTTACTAAAAGATGGTAGCTTAACGGATGAAGGCTTCGGCAGATTGGAAATTGCATTAAAGCAGTTCCAATTAGAGGCTTTCAATTTAGGAAAAAATTCACTATTAGGTAAAGAGCCGGTCAAATCCACTCCTAAAACTGATGAGCCGAATATATTAACAAGTTTAATTAACGTCTTAAAAAATTAGAAATGGACAATTTAGAATTAAAGGCTCAGGAGTTGCTAGATGCAAACAAAGCCAAAACATTAGATGAAGCAAAGACTATCATCGCAAACGCTATCAGCGAAGCTACAAAGGCAGCTGATTTAAAGCTAGAGGAATTGCAAAAATCTACATCTGTTAGAATTGATGCAATGGACAAAGCATTGTTAGAAGCGCAATCACAAGCTAACAGAATAAAAATGGATGCTAAAGAAGCAAACCCAATTTCTTTCAATCAAGCATTTGCTACTGCTATGGATGAGAACTCTGATAATTTGGAGAAATTCCGTAGAAAAGAGATCAAGCAGTTTGCAATGGAATTAAAGACAGTTGGCGATATGTCATTAGCTAACATTACTGATCTTGCTGCTGCAAACGTGCAGATGCTACCAGGTATCATTCCTGCTGCGCCACGTAAGTTGCACATCAGATCCTTACTTCCTACTGGAGTTATGACTACCTCTGCAATTCACTATCTTCAAGAGACAGGATCAGAGGGATCGGTATCTCCGTTCTTAGATAACTCTGGAACAAAATCACAGATTGATTACGATTTGACAGAAGAGGTTGCACCAAGTGAGTTTATCGCAGGATTCTTGCGGATTACTCGCAAGGCTTTAGATGATATCTCAGCTATGCGTTCTTATCTTCAAAGCCGCTTGTTAGAGCAATATTTAGATGCAGAAGATAATCAGCTATTGAATGGGACTGGTGTATCTCCGCAGCTAGGTGGTTTAATTACTAACGCTGAGGCTTACTCAGGATTTCGTACTATTCAAGTTGAGAAGTTGCTAGATTCAATTGCACAAGTTGAAAGCAATAACCACTCTGCAAATGGTATCTTGTTAAGTCCAGAGCAGTTTTATGCTTTAATGCTTACTAGAGGAACTACTAATGACTACACCCTTCCAGGTGGAGTTGCAGTTGATCTTGTAAATGGTCAGTTGTTTATCTCTGGAGTTCCTATCTTTAAGTCTACTGCAATGAGTGATTCTAAGTACATCGTTGGAGACTGGGCAAAAGGTGCGCAGCTATTTGTACGTGAGAATCCTATTGTAAGATTCTTTGAGGAAGATGGTACTAACGTTCGTGAGAACAAGATTACAGTTCGTGTTGAAGGTAGAATTGCTTTACCTATCTACTATACTGATGCATTTGTGACTGGTTCACTTAATGCTAATCCAAGCTAACTTTTTTAGTGTTTATGGGGAAGCCTGTCGAGAAATCGGCAGGTTTTTTTTGTTTTATTTGGAATTGTGGTAAATAGTGGTAAATTAGCAGAATGAAAACAAAAAATATAAAGTGTAAGATAACTAAGGAGCGGATTGATGGAGAACTAGAAGAATTAGATGTTATTGAAAGCTATGAAATAGTTGACGGTATTACAAGATTATTAAATAAGGATTATAATTTTTTTTTAGTTATTAATCAAGACAATAATACTGAAATATCTCACAACCCTGTTTCTATAATAGGGCCTTCAGATATTTTTAACTTGCAAGCTCTTGTAATGGAATATTGGGAATCAAGTGAAACGGCATTAAATCCAAAAACTCAAACATTTTTAATCTATTGCTTTTTAAATTACAAGGCTATGATTAATTTTTTAGACATAATTTATCACTAAATGAAACGAATCACAGTAATAATGCCTGATGATGTCTATGAAAAAATTATCAAGCTAACTAAAAAAGAAAAGCGGTCTAAATCCGCTATGACAGTATTGCTTATTGAGGATGGATTAAAATTAATCAAATAATGTTTAAAGCCAACTTTATCGGTGAAGCAGGACTATACAAGAATGAAGAGTATAAAATCTGTATTGGCGTTATAAATGGTTGGATTCATGTGCGCAGAAAGTGCGGAGCAGGTCGTATAAATTACCCATCAATATTAGAGTTCCTGAGAGATTGGGATAACATCCGTAAAATATGAGAATTTTCCATTTAGGATTAATGGTTGCGCCACCTCCTAATGATTCGGCACGTAAAGCCTTTATTGCAAATTGTGATGATTACATCGAACTATCAACAGGCGTAAAAGATGTAAACCAAGAGGCGGTGAGGATTGCCAGAGAGTTTAGGCCCGATATCATCTTTATGCAGATTCAATCACCTAACATTATACATATTGAAACAGTTAAAGCTATGCGTGAAACAGGCGCATGGATTTGTAATTGGAACGGCGATATACGAAATGAAACTCCTGCATGGATGATACAGATGGCTCCTTACATTGACAAGACTTTGTTTTCTAATATGCGAGATGTGGCAAACGTAGCGAACGGCGGATATTTAGAGATAGGTTACGATCCTGAGATATATAAGCCAGACGGCGATATAGGTAATTGCAGAGAGATTTCTTTTTTTGGTAATAATTACGGAGGCGATAAATTTCCTTTAAGCAGATTACGAATAGACATGAATACGATGCTACATAAACACTTTGGCGATAAGTACGGCGTTTACGGAAATAACTGGTTTAACGTAGCCGGTAACTATAATCATTCACAGGCAGAGGAATCAAAAGCATATAGAGCTACAAAGATAGCTATTAACCTGAGCCATTATGACGAAGATTCTTATAGCTCTGATAGGATTTACAGAATATTAGGCTCTGGTGCGTTCTGTTTATGCAAGGCTTATCCAAATATGCCTTTTATAGATCATGTTCACGTTAGGACATGGAATAGTTTATATGATTTAATGGTATTGCTAAGATATTATTTGGATGACCATAAAGAGGAACGGGATTTAATAGCAAAGCAAGGCAATGAGTTTGTCAAGGCTAATTATACATTTGATAACATGGTAAAGAATTTAATTGGTATATATGAAAGCAAGTGAGTTAAGAATTGGGAATTTTGTTAAAGACAAAAATGCCCAGTATAAAACTGTTAATGGATTTACTCAAATATTAGCTACTGGTATTTATCAATTTCATTTAGAGAAGTTAGAATTAGATCCTATCTTACTAACCGAAGAATGGTTATTAAAGTTTGGTTTTGAAAATAATAAACATGGGAATTGGAACAGATATTTTAAAGATGGTATTTATCCAAGATCTTTTGCTTTTCAGTTTTACAAAAATGGCAGAGTAGATTTTTGGTACGGTGATTTTAATGTTGGTAATTTAAATCGTATAAAATATAATTTATTGCAATACGTTCACCAACTTCAAAACCTATATTTTGCATTAACTGGTAAAGAATTAGAATATGAGCAAAATTAAAGTTTTAGGTTTTATGACTATTCACTATGCAGGTGATTACTTGCGTGAGGCTCTTATGTCGGTTGTAGATCATGTAGATAAAATGGTAATTGCTTATAGTATGATGCCATCGCAAGGTCATGGAACGCTATTAAGATGCCCAGATTCAGAGGGTTATATATTTAGCATTTGTCAGGATGTATTAAAAGATAAATTAATCTGGGACAGAGCAGACAGATATGGGGCAGAAAATGACCATAGATCTGTCAAGTATAAATACTCTGAGGGTTATGATTTGGTTTTGACAGTAGATTCGGATGAGGTTTATAAATCCGATGAGTTACAAGCCTCTTTTGAATATGCTTACTGGGGCGTACATAGGTTTTATGGCATTGATGGCTTTATAAACTTTTGGCGTTCATTTAACTATGCATGTTATGATGGATTCAGACCGATACGATTAGAGAATTTGCATAGAAAAGAACATACTCAGGATTTAAACTTAAAACAGACTATCTTTCATTTTAGCACCTGTCAGCCAGAGCCGATTATGAGATACAAGTATAATGTTTTCGGTCATGCTCACGAAGTTAGAAAAGACTGGTTAAATGATATTTACTATAAATGGAAACCTAATAGCCAATTTGGCGATGTGCATTGTGTAGCGTTTAACTTGTGGAATCCTGTAAAGTTTGATAAATCAGTATTGCCTAGCTATTTAAAGAGTCATCATAATTATAACAAGGTATTAGTATGAATGCAGCTATAATTATAGATGACCGAGAAGATGTGGCTCAGGAAGCAATCGCAAGACATAAAAGGTTTATACCTAAGTCATGGGATATCTTTCACATTCAACCGCCCTATGCTGGAGGTATCTATTCTTTAAAGTCTGCCAAGGATTACAATGCAGTCTTGACAAATCCATCTTTCTGGCAGGGATGCCGGTATGATCGAGTGCTAATATTTCAGCATGATTCTGGATTATTAAAAGATGGCATTGAGGAGTTTTTAGAATGGGACTTTATAGGATCGTGGATTAAAAATATACCAGGCTGCATGAATGGAGGTTTAAGCATTAGAAATCCTAAGCTAATGTATGAGATTTGCTCAAAGCATCGGTATAAAGGAATGGCAGTACATGGGAATGAAGATATTTACTTTACTAATAAGATGCGTGAGCTAGGTTATAAATTACCCGATAAGGCAACCTGCAATAAGTTTGCCGTTGAAACAGAGTTTGAATATGGCTCAGTAGGTTATCACGCCATAGATAAGTATCATAAAAATTATAACCTTTTACTAAATCAATATGATTGATAAAATATTAAAAGTTACGGCAGAGCAGTTAAATGCAATCAATCTGTCTAAGTATCTAAAGAGTACGGATGATCTAGGATTTCCTAAAGGGTGGTTTTACATGGATGCAGGACTTGAGCATTACAGATTACTAGCTTATATAAGCACTTTATATAACGGAGTTACTTTGCTAGACATTGGAAGTTATCAGGGAAGCTCTGCCATAGCTTTGTCATTTAACAAAAAGAATAAAGTTATCAGTTATGACATTGAGCATCAGCCAGAGATAGCGGAAATTAAAATACCTAACATAAAATTTATAAAAGGCGATGTTTTAAAGTATGAGATTGCAAGTCCTTTTATAATGCTAGATACTTATCATGACGGCGAGTTTGAGCAAAAGTTTGCTGATCATTTGCTAAAGATTAATTACAAAGGCTTAGTCATGTTTGATGACATTTATTTAAACAATGAAATTAGTAATTTCTGGAATGGATTAAAGAACGAAAAATACGATTTAACACATATAGGACATCATACAGGTACAGGCATAGCTATTTATGATTAATTTATTTACTTCAATTTATACCGATAAAAGCGCAATCAGGCAAAAGGAATTAATCTACTGCTTAAATAAAAACATAGAGAATCCTCATATAAATAAAATTTATCTTTTTGTAGATGTTTTTGTTGAG